CATTATAGCCTTTACCATGATCCAATACTTTACCTACAACTGCTTCACCGCTAACACCACCATTATCTGCTATTTTTTGTAATGGCTTACTTAATGCTTTACGTACTATTTCAATACCTTCATTAAATTCTTTACTTTCAATTCTTGATTCTGGTGGCATAAAACCATTAATACATTTTAGCAATGCCATACCGCCTCCTTCAACTATACCTTCTTCAATCGCTGATTTAGTAGCATTTAAAGCATCTTCAATTCTATATTTAACTTCTGTTTGTTCCGATTCTGATGCACCTCCGACTCGTATATTAGCTATTGAACCTGTTAATCTACCAAGTCTAATCATTAATTTTTCCTTATTATACTCATCTTGCTCCATAACTAATATAGCTTTAACTTCCTGTATACGTTTGCTAACATCACCCAAAGCTTCTGAAAATATAGTTTCATTATGTCTAATAACAACCGAACCACAAGTTCCAGTTTCTTCTAAATCTCCTTCTTCTAATTTTTTAGCATCTTCTTTGCCTAATACAGTTGCTCCTGTTAAAGTAGCTATATCATATACTAAGTCCTGCTGATAACTTCCAAAGCTAGGTATTTTAACTGGTACGCAAGTAAACTTTCCTCGAAGATAATTTTGAATTAAAAATGCTAATGCTTGTCCTGATATACTATTAGCTAACAAAATTATATTAGTTTCACCTTTTTGTACAAGATTTTGTATTATTGGCACTAATTGATTTTGCATTGTAACATCATCGGTGGTTATAATAATCCTTGGATTTTCAGTATTTACAGATAAATTTTTAGCATCATTAATAAATACATGCGATTGATAACCTTGATCAAGTTTAGTGCCTTTAACATATTTAACTTCTGTTTTTAAACTATTATTATTAGTTATAGTTATAGTTCCATCAGGTCCAACTTTATTAAGTACAGTAGTTATAAGTTCACCAATATTATTATCATTATTAGCTGAAATTGTAGCAATTTGCAGTTTTTCTTTTTCAGTAGTAATTTTCTTAGTTTGCTTATCTAATAATTTAATAATTTGCTCCGAAGCAAAATCCATTCCTCTTTTAATAAGAATTGGATTCATACCGCTAGCTACCGCCTTATGCCCTTCCTCATATATTGAACGTAATAAAACTATAGTTGTAGTTGTGCCATCGCCAGCCGATCTGTTAGTATTTTCCGCAGCTTCTCGGCTAAGCATAACACCCATATTTTCAAATTTATCTTTAAGGAAAATTTGTCTAGCAACTGATACACCATCTTTTGTTATAGTTGGGAATATACCTTCTTCATATATTACATTATTACCTTTGGGTCCTAATGTACTAGCTACAGCATTATCTACTATTTGTACGCCCTTTAATATTTTATTACGAGCGTTTTCATCAAATAAAATTTTTTTATACATATTACTTTTTTTCTGACGCATATCTAGCTCTAATAGAAGCTTTTGCATTCTTTAATGTTTTAGAGCTACCTACTATTTCGCCAGTTGTTTTTTTAATTATCTTCCAAGGTCTTGCACCTTTTTCTTTTTTAATTGTATATGGCATATTATTCTTTATAGTCACATACACCAATAACATCATTCTTATCAAGGAAATAAAATTCATCACCTTGTAATGTTAAAGGAAATAGTGCATATTTACCAAATATTATAGTAGAACCTTGTTTATAATCATCATCTTTTGATATAACTTCACCTGTTATAAGACGCTTATCCTCATCAGTTTCTTCAATAATAATATCTGCTTTAATTTGCGATTTTTTATGCTTTTTTATTAATAATATTCCCTTTTTTGGATTTATTGTCATACTTTTTTTCACTTACAACCTCATTAGGAAGAATAAGAAGTAAGTCCCTTAATTTAATAATTGTTACTAATTCTCCATTTTGTAAAAGTACTTGCGAGGCATAAACCTGCACACTATACTTTTTTTGTAAAGTTTCAAGTTCTCCCTGAAACTCAACAACTCTTTGTTCAAATGTCATACTTTTTTATATTAATTAATTAACTATCATCATCAAAATTATTAAATATACGTGGACGTGTTAAATTTAGTATATCCCTTTGTATTCGAGTAAGTGGTTTTTCAACTTGTTCTGAAGTAAAAGGTCTAGTCATTGCTATATATCTTAAACAATCGCAAGCATGATCATTTTTTTTAACTGGTTCTTCTGGATCATTGCGAGTTTTTTCTTGCACTTCAGTCCATTTTTTATATCTATAATTTACTAATTCAGTACATAAATTAGGGCATTTATCTTTAAATATATATAAACGAGCTTTGTTATTACTATCTAATTGAAAATATTCACGTACACGATTAATACCACCATTAACATCATTATTAGCTAATTCAAAATCCCAACCATGATCATAAAAATCTTCTAATACACTATATGGTATTTCTTCACCTTCTTTAACTTTTGTGCGATTTTTAGAACTAGTGCTAGGATCAATTACTTTAATTTGAAAAGCTATATCAGCCGCCTGCCTTTTTTGTGATAAAGATTTTTGTATAAACTCAGGATCATCTGACATAAGATAAGAAAAATGTTCAAACATTTCTCGACTACTTACAGAGGGCAAAGCTGGTTTATAATACTCATCTATTATATATAATATATTATCACGTGTCCAAGCACCAACCAAAGTTGCAGTTGGATTATTTTGACCAAAATCTAAACCAAGTAAAAGTTCAGCAGCCTGTAAATCTAATTCAAAACTATTAATAAAATGTATACTAGGTTTAAAATCACAAAATTCTACCCCATATATTAATTTACCTGCTCGGCTGCTAAAATCAATTTCCATTTCTTTATCCCAATCAGCCTTTGGCGTACCTCTGCGTTCATTTTGATACCACTCTTTGCCTTGCCGTTCAGGATCTTTATTAGGGTCAGCAGTATAATGCAACATTAAAATATGAAATTCATTTTTAGGATTTTTCCAATATTTTATACCTCTTATTAATTCTGGTTTTTGAATATCCTTATACTTCATATTATTTTAAATCAGCCATTGTCTTCTCTTTACCTCTCCATCTGCCTATTTTTTTAATTGTATTTATAAAAGCCTTACGCCTTTTTTCAGGTTTAGGTCTTGCACCTTTTCTTTTTTGTCTATGATGTCCTCGTGCCATATTTATATTTCTATATTATCAAAAACAATGTCTTCAAAAAAAGTACCATGCTCGGCAGTAGAAACTCCTGTCCATCTGCCTTTTGATGAAATTGTAGGTTTTGCCGCAGTCCACGCATTTCTAGCCTCTGGTTGAAATGCCATTTCATCTGATAGTATTCCGCTGGCAACATGCATCCTAATAACATCGCCACCTTCTGGTATAGCTCTAATCTCGCTATTTATATCTGGGAATATCATTCTGCCGCTAACATGTTGTCCTTTGTGCTGCGGATTGCAAAGCAATTCATGAAATTGACCGTTTTTATAATATCTTTTAAGAAAAACAGGCATGTGATCCCAAACAAATTTAGTTCTTTTAAGTATATCATCAGCATCCTCGGCTTTTTTACTTTGAAAAAAAGTCATTCTGGCATGGTGAAAAAAAGTATCCCAGCCATAAAGAGTTGTAAATAACCAAGACATCATCATTTGTCTACTTTTTGGAATAAGCAATAATTTTTCTTTAAACCATAAATCAACTAAAATTTTAATATATTCTTTATCTGGAAAACATTTAATAGGATTATCATTATCATGTACATCTAATGTTTTTGCCCAATTAATAAGAAAATAATAGGGGTCATCATGGCATGTTTGCCACTCAATATCCTGCAGCCTAGAATCATTTTTTAATTTTTTTAAATATTCCAATGGTAAAGCCATACAATTTCTGATACCATTTAAGTTTTTTAATCATATTTTTAGTTAAATTTTTAGTCTGTCTGTCTTCCATTAAACGGCAAAATAAAAATTTACTACGCCCTTTAACCCACAGTTTTTTAGGCAATTTTACTTTTTTGCTATACATATTATAAAATTTTTATTAATTCGTCCATTAAATCAACAAATTTTCCAACTGTTTTTATTTCTATTAATTTTTTGTCTTTTAAAATTTTAATAATCTCATAAGCCTTTTTCCCATTGTCCTTTGCTCTTTCTTGTATATAAACAGGATAACTTGGATAAATTATTTGCGGATAATACCAATTCTGCCAATAATCCCAGCAACTAATATTTTCATTTCTTAGCATTTCATCCCCAGAAGTAATTTTTTGATACTCCGAAGGTGTAAATTGGCTTGTGTTAATGCTTAAATTAGTACTAACCACTAAATTATTAATCATAATTTTTGTATTCGGCTATCGGGCGTTTTACCGACCTAAAGACGAATGTTAATTATTAAATATACTTATTAGTGAAGTCAAAGATTGGTTGTTAATTAATTATTTTTTATCTAACATACCTTGTTTCGGTTTTGCAATTTTAACAAGTTCAAATGCTATAATAGCGTTTTTAATTTTTTGCCAAGTTTCATAACAATATTTTCCGTCTGGCAAGTCTCTACCTCTCTGCCAATCTTCACCTGCTATTGGTTTGCGGTCTAAAACAGTGCAACCCATATAACCTTCGTCTTTTTTGTTTTTTGTTTTTGGCGGTATTATAGATATTGAATATCTAAAATTGTGAGTATAAAAATATACTCTTATTCCATTTTTATAGTCAGGCAGAATAAAATCTTCTACCTTTTGGAAACGACTAATTTCTTTAAGCCAATCATAAAATTCAGGATATTCGGCTTTAATTACATTAAAGGGTTTATCTTTCATATTTTTTATATACCCTTCTTGACTTCACTTATAAATATACTTAACTCTTAATCCCATTAAACGTTTGCAGGCAACAGCCGCATGATATAATACACAAACATAAATGGGATTAAGAATTAGCCTAAGAGTTAAATATACTTATCTTATTATCAATAGGCGAGTGGTAACATCCTCCCTAAGGAGAAATTCTCGCCTTTCGAAGCAATAATAACATTATTATCACTCGCCAATTAACAATAAAAAAAGCCTACAATTCAGCTAATATCTTAGCCTTGTAAGCCTCACGTTCCTCTTTACTCATTTTTGTAATATCAACATCATCATTTTCATCCTTAAAAAATATATTCTTTTTTTCCGCACTAAAATCACCTGTTAATTTAGCATATACCTCAATAGCCTTTAACTGGCTAGCATAATCCTCATTAGTATAAACTTCTCCATCCTTATTAAAAATTGTTTTGGTTGCACCCAGCGAATTCTTAATAACCTTTAATATAGCCTCCTTATTTATCCCCAACCCATGACCTGTTATCCTATAATCTAATTCAGCATTTTTTATGCCCTCTTGAATTTTTGGAAGCCTAACCATTTTGTAAGCCTCGCTTTTACAAATATCTTTATTATCTTGTTTATACGCTATTTTATAAGCAGCCGCACCATTATATCCGTTTGCCACATACTCATTACAAAATGATAATTGTTTATCAGTCAGAGCTGTCATATAATTTTCTATCTAAATTAATATTTTATGATATAATGATAACATACATTTGATAATAATGCAAGTGTTTTTCACATTTTAATCTAAAATTTTTTTAAAAATTTTTTTTAAGCAATATTTGTATTTTTTATTTGAAATATTAAAAGGCTGGATTGGGTGGGGGGGATATATATATTTATAAAAAACATATGCCCCCTTTTTATCTTTTTGGAATTTTGCACCCCCCTCTTCCGTTTTTGCATTTTTTAAGCACTAAACGCTTGGCGGATTAGTATTGTATAACTTTTTTTTATATGGTATTATATAATTATACAATATATAACAGCACATTTACAAAGGCGGTAATTTAACTGCCATTAACATAACAATATATGGAATTTAACAACATTGACCTTGCCAAATATAAAGCAATGGTTAACGACTATATCTTACACAAAGATGTAGTTATGAATGAGAATTATACAGTGGAAGATGTTTTAATAGTAGGGTTAAGGACATTAGACAGGGAAAAACAGTGGCAAATAAAGCACGGTAGTACAAGCCAAAAAATTAAACTTGCAGAGCGAGACTCTAAAA